AGATATTGGTCAGATAGTTGAATACATATTGTCACGTGGTATGAATCTAGATTGGTATACATGGATGTGGTCGCCAGCCCCAGGCTATGCGGATAGGGTCTTGATTCCATTCTACCATGATGGCAAGATAGTGGGCTATACTGGGCGTAAAATTACTGATGGCAAACCCAAATACTTGACTGACGCACAACCTGGCTATGTGTTCAATATAGATGCGCAGACTGCGGATAGACAGTATGCTATAGTGGTAGAAGGGCAGTTTGATGCCATAGCCATTGAAGGCTGTGCCATCATGCACAACGAGCCCAATGACACTCAGATCACACGTATCAATGCCTTGGCCCGAGAGGTCATAGTGGTACCAGATCGAGATAGAGCTGGGGCAAAAATGATCAAGACTGCCATTGAACAGGGATGGAGTGTGAGCTTGCCACCTTGGGAAGATGACATCAAGGATGCGGCCGATGCAGTAAAACGATATGGTAGACTTTATACACTTGCCACAATCTTGCACTACAAGGTGCAGGGTGAGATAAATTTACATCTACTAGAAAAGAAATTATTAAATGTCCAAGACTAACCAAGCTAAAAATCCCAAACCCAATTACGATTATGCCATGCAGAAATTGTATATAGAAATGTTTCTCAGTGATGCAGAAACTTTTATTAGATGCCAAAATATTTTTGATGCGGAAAATTTTGATCAGCGCCTGCAGGACGCCGCTGCATTCATTTCCAAATATGTGGATGATTACAAGGTCATGCCTGAAGCCAGCATTGTCAATGCCAGTACCCGTAGTGATTTTGATTCCATAGAACTGCCCAAGGAAAACTATGCATGGTTAATGGACGAGTTTGAAAATTTCAGTCGCCACAAGGGCCTAGAACGTGCCATCATCAAAAGCGCGGACTACTTGGAAGAGGGCGAATATGGGCCAGTGGAAAAGCTGATCAAGGATGCAATTCAAATCAGTCTGAACAAGGACATGGGCACTGACTATTTTGCGGACCCCCGAGCCAGACTGAGCCTACTCAAAAACAGCAACGGACAGATATCCACAGGCTGGCCCAGTGTGGACAAGAAGCTGTATGGTGGATTTAATCGAGGAGAGCTCAACATATTCTGTGCTGCTTCAGGCGGCGGCAAAAGTCTATTCCTTGCCAACATGGGTGTGAACTGGGCTTTAGCGGGATTGAATGTGGTGTATTTGACCTTTGAATTGAGCGAGGGTTTGGTGGCTATGAGACTGGACAGTATGACCACTGGCATTGGTACCAGAGAGATTTTTCGCAATCTTGATGATGTGGAACTCAAGGTAAAAACCCTTCAAAAACGTTCAGGACACCTGCAGGTTAAGTATATGCCTTCGGGAAAAAATTGCAACGATATTCGAGCCTATTTGAAGGAATATCAAGTCAAAACAGGGGTGAAACCAGACGTTTTACTCATAGATTACCTAGATTTAATGATGCCTTTGAGTGTGAAGGTAAGTCCCAGCGATCTCTTTGTCAAGGACAAATATGTCAGTGAAGAGATACGCAATTTGGCCATGGAAACACAGTGCATCACTGTAACAGCGTCACAGTTGAATCGTTCAGCTGTGGAGGAGATTGAGTTTGATCACAGTCATATTTCGGGAGGTCTCAGCAAGATCATGACAGCAGACAATGTCATTGGTATCTTTACCTCTAGGGCTATGAAGGAACGTGGACGCTATCAAATACAGTTCATGAAAACACGCAGCTCAAGTGGTGTGGGGCAGAAAGTGGATTTGGAGTTCAACTTGGACACACTGCGTATCACGGACTTGGACGAGGATGAAGCTGGTGGCAGTGCAGTTTCAAACAGCAGTGCCTCCTCTAGTCAAAGCATCATGCAGGGATTGAAGCGCAGCAGTGTGGTGAGCACGGCCACTGCGGCACCGCTGGATGTGACCACCGCACCCTGGGCTGGCAAACAAAATGACGCTTCAGTGCAGTCAGCACCTAAAATACGCAGCATGTTGAACATGCTGAATCCTGAAAAAGACTAGCCCAATTGATCCTGCACACGGGCTGTCCACTGGTGCACTGTGTGTTTGATGGCTTGATCAAGGCATAGACGCCACTGCTGATCTGCAGCGGGATCAAATACCCTTGGTGCTGTGGCTGGCAACTGTAGCCACCTCACCCCTGTGCTGTGGCTGGCCATGGTCAAAGCCTCGTCTAGATTGGCCCACATCCAAACTCCCATGCAGATCCTGAATTGTCGCGGGCCCTGCCCCGAAACCAGCGCAGACAGTATGCTGATGTCGCTGGTCACTGCCAGCTCATCAGTCAACACCCTAGTGGTCACGCTGCTCCAATCTCTAGTGTGCAGCACCTGTGCTCGATGTGGGCGTGCGGCACCGCCATAGTAGAGAGGCACCGTGTTCAAATTGAATTTTTCCAAATCCAGTTCAATGCCCATGGCCGAGGCCAGTTGCATCACTGTGAAATGTTTGAAATCATCGTTGATCTGTAGACCCACTGCCTCACCTGTGGGGGCGTGCTGTGTGATCATGATCACGCTGTGATGCAATGGGTTTTGAGCATGATCATGGGGGTGACTGACCAGCAGTTGCCCCACACAGCACTGATGCACTGCTGCTGTATGCGATGGTTTGCCTGTGGCGCGCTGCGGGCCAGGGGCGGGGCGTGGATGATGTGATGAGGGTGGTGTTGGCATTTTTGCTGATGGTTGAGTAAAAACTTTTACATGTGTAGAGATATTTAACCAATTGGATCTTGAGTATGAGTAAAATGCCTGTTATACTATGTGTGCGTATAACATATGAAAAAAGGAACTGATATGCCAACAATTTACATAGACATGGACGGCGTGGTGGCTGACTGGGAGTCAGCTGCTCTACAGCATATTCAACACCAGCGAGACATCAATGGTGTGTGGCCCGATGAAGAATGGCAACGGATCCGCAGTGTGGATCACTTCTACAGGCATCTACCCGAAATGCCCCGTGCGCATGACATGATGGCCCTGGCCCGTAGATTTAGAGACGAATTGGGTTGGAACTTGCACATGCTCACTGCCATTCCTCACAAGAACGACATGTATGAAGTGTTTCATGACAAGATCGATTGGATGGCTGAACGCTGGCCCGAAATACGTGTACATTTTGGCCCCTATAGTGATGACAAGCACCATCATTGCAGACCAGGTGATGTCCTAGTGGATGATAGAACTGCCAACTGTGAGCAGTGGCGACAAGCAGGGGGCATTGCGGTACAAGTCACCAGAGACTATGATCTAGCACTGTCTGAGTTGGCTGCTGTTTTGGAACAGGCCGGGGTCAAGCCCTGATCCAGCAGAGCGCGGAGCGCGAAAATTTCCCGTCCCGCCAGCAATCAGCACAGTATAAATAAGTGATCATGACTAATCCAACATCATCTACCACCACCACAACAATTTATTCACAGAGCATACAGTTGATCACAGTTGACCTTGAGGCGTCTCAACACGCACAGACTGTGACTCACGTGTATGTGAAATACCGTGCTGAAAATCTTGAAACTGGAATCCGTGTAGAGGATATTCGAGTGGTGCCTTTAAAGCCCATCAGCTCCACAACTGTGTTCACAGCCTATGAGCAGCTGGCAGAGCAACAGGTAATGTCATGGGTAAATGAGCAACTGCCCTGGCAGCAGGTCAAACAGTGGATGGACTTGGAATTGGATCTGCGAGTACAACTGCAAAAGGCACGGGTTCTAGTGTTTAGTACCACCACTCAAGTGTGCATACCACCCTGGACACCGCCCGAAACAGCAGATGTGACGCTGTTGGCCACGCTGGAGGACGGCAGGGTAACTACAGAACTGATATTTGATTGAATCACCGGTGTAGGTAGTGGCGCAAAATTTTTCAAAAAAAAATTTAACACAGCGGTGACAGGGATCAAGAGGGTATAATCACACCCTCGCTCCACTCAAGTAAAAACATCACTTGATCCTGAGCACGTACAAACACAACTCCACAGTAGAAAGCCTGCGCTAGAGTGAATCTCTGCCATGCCCAAGCGTCCACGCCCACGCGACGATCCAACCAAGATTCTATATGCAGCACTTGATCCGCCCAGGGTTGATGGGCATTCCAAGTGACCCAAGCTGTGTGGGGATATTGCTGAGCATGCGAGATCATAGTGCATGTATTTACTGTGTGTGATGCATACGCATGCACGGGGCCGACCTTACATGTAGTGTAAAAACCTGTGAAAAAATAAAAAAGCAGGTAGGTGATTCAGATCTACCGGTTTCTGCTATAAGTCGGGTTTTTAAAGAACTTTTGGCATGCGCAATGTTGCAAAAAAGTACTAGTGTTGTGTATGTACCACCAACCCACCCGATCATTGCCGGCCACCAGCCAGCAAGAAGGGCCACTTGCGCGACCCCTCCCTTTAACTCACCACTGCTTCACCACCACTACGCTAACTCACCACCCGCAATATATTAGCCGCAGATCGCATACTCTGCCAGTTCAGCCCAGCGGCCAGTGCCTGCTTGACGAATCTTTACACACTGGATCAGTGTGCGCAAGCTCAGCTCCTTAATCGTGTCCTGTACGCGGGCAATTAACTGCATGGCGTCTGCCTTGTGCTCAGCA